CGCGCAGCAATCCTTACAGCTCTCAAAGAGTTGGAATCCAACGGATTTGCTGTAGCTATGCCCGGCATCCGCGCATTCAAAAAACCAATCGTCTCGAGCCGCTAACATACAAAACTATGACACTCACAGACACAGAAGAGACGATCAACATGCCGACTTCGGAAGAGGATCAGAAATACAAAAAAATCGGTGATGATCTGCAATCAGACGCTATCGCACTGCTGGCAACCGTTCGCCACCTTATGACAGGTCGTGAGATCGACGCTTGCGAGGCTGCTGCCGACATCGACAACACCGACGGAGTCAACGCCTATGTAATGGCAAGCCTGCGCACTCAGTTCTACGCTAAAATCTGCAACTACAAGGACAAACTATGAGAGAGTCCACGATTGAGAAGGCAGTCTGCGCGTATGCGAAGACCAAGGGCTGCATCACGCTCAAGCTCGCCGGGATGAATCAGCGCGGTCAGCCAGACCGGCTATTCATTCGCGACGGCAAGCACCTCTTCCTTGAGTTCAAGTCTCAAGGCAAGAAGCCGACCGCGCTCCAGATTAAGTGGCTCATCGACCTCACCAACCAAGGCATGATCGCCATGTGGTGCGACTCGATCCCCGACGGCAAGAAACTCATCGACAGGATATTTATATGAAATACGAACTAAAACTTGGAGATTGTTTAGATGTGCTGCGGGCAATGCCTGATTGCAGCGTGGATTCGATTGTGACAGACCCGCCGTATGGTCTGAGCTTCATGGGCAAAAAGTGGGATTACGATGTGCCAAGCGTGGAAGTGTGGGAGGAATGCTTGCGCGTGCTGAAGCCGGGCGGTCACTTGCTGGCGTTCGCCGGTACGAGGACGCAGCATCGGATGGCGGTGAGGATTGAGGATGCCGGGTTTGAGATACGCGACATGATTGCTTGGGTATATGGCAGCGGATTTCCGAAAAGTCTGGATGTGAGCAAGGCTATTGACAAGGCGGCGGGGGTTGAGCGGGAAGCGGTAGGTGCGGCGATCTATGGAGAAGGCCACGTGCAACGAAACAGCGGCGACAGTGTGAGCGGATATAGCGGAGGGCTGACAACGGAAGGTGAAGGAATCCGCACCATCACCGCCCCCGCAACCTCCGCCGCTCATCAATGGCAAGGCTGGGGAACCGCGCTAAAGCCCGCGCTGGAGCCGATCACCGTAGCCCGCAAGCCACTCGGTGAGAAGACCGTGGCGGCGAACGTGCTGGAGCATGGGACGGGGGCGATCAATGTGGATGGGTGTCGGGTGGGGACGGAGCCAAGCCCCACATTCCCTACTCGCAGAAACGCCAAAATTTTTAACACTGGCAGCGGCGGGCAAGATGTTGAGACGCAGTTGCAAGGCCGCTGGCCAGCCAACTTCATCCACGACGGCAGCGACGAGGTGGTGGGGCTGTTTCCCGCCTCATCAGGCGGTGCGTTTCCAAAGAAGCATGGCTCTAGTGGCTTTGTATCACCAGAGGAACGCGAATCTCGTATCGAAATGAAAGATTCAGGCTCCGCCGCCCGCTTCTTTTACTGCGCCAAGGCAAGCAAGAAGGATCGGGATGAGGGGTGCGAGGGGATGGAGGAGCGAATTATTTGTATCACTGAAGGGCACGGACGAGGCGACATAAACACAAGCAAGGGTGACGGCACGGGAGTTAGAGAAAACCGCCCTCGTCGCAACCACCACCCCACCGTCAAGCCTACCGCCCTGATGCGCTATCTCTGCCGCCTCGTCACCCAGCCCGGCGGCGTGGTGCTTGACCCGTTCATGGGCAGCGGCTCCACCGGCAAGGCTGCAATACTTGAAGGATTCGAGTTCATCGGCATCGAGCGCGATGCTGAGTATCTGGAAATCGCGACCTCTCGCATACAAGCAGCACAAGACAATAAAACGCTACTATGACCGAAACCTTCCAGCCTTTCCCTAGCCAACTGCCGATGATCGATCACCTGCTCGACAACGACAGGGCTGCGCTGTTCGTCAGCCCGGGGAAAGGCAAGACGGTCGTCACGCTCACCGCGCTCGACGCGCTGGCAACCATCGGCGACTTCAAGGCTGCGCTCATCGTCGCACCGCTGCGCGTCTGCTCGATCACATGGCCAGCGCAGGTCGAGCGCTGGGCGCATACCCGATGGATGCGCGTCGCTAACCTGCGGACCGCAGCAGGGCTGAAAGCATGGCATGAGCAAGCCGCCGACATCTACCTCATCAACTCCGAACTCCTACCCAACCGGCTGCCTCTCATGTTCCCTAAGCGCAAAGACTTCACCTGTCCGGTCTGCACGCTGGTCATCGACGAACTCAGCCTCGCCAAAAATCCACAGTCGAAGCGGTTCAAGGCGCTGCACAAGCACCTCGCCGCGATCGAGCGCCGCTGGGGACTGACCGGGACACCGATCCCGAACAACTACCTCGATCTCTTCATGCAGGTCAAGATGCTCGACGACGGCAACCGCCTCGGTCGCACGTTCACCGGCTACCGCGACGCCTACTTCTACCCTGCCGACTACATGGGCTATACCTACAAACTGGTCACAGGATCAAAGGAGGCGATCGATGGCAAGCTCGCTGACCTCGCGCTCGTCATGGTCGGCGACCCGACCGACCTGCCAGCCTCCAGCGTCATCGACATCCCGGCAGTCATGCCAGCCGAGGCTCGCAAGCAATACAAGACGCTTGAGAAAGAGATGCTCGCCGAGATCGAGGATGGCGAGATCACCGCACCATCCGCCGGCGTGCTGGTCAACAAGCTCCTGCAACTCACCAGCGGCGCCGTCTACGATGCCGACCGCAACGTCCTGCCAGTTCATACCGCCAAGATCTCCGCACTCCGTAGCGTCCTCGACAGGCACCAAGGCGAGCCTGTCCTCGTCCTCTGCGCATTCAAGCACGAGTCCGCCAGAGTCCTCGATGCGATCCGAGGTGCGAGGATGTTCGACGAGCGCAACCTCGACGACTGGAAGGCTGGCAAGATCCCAGTCTGGGTCGCTGACCCTCGATCTCTCAGCCACGGCATCGACGGTCTGCAAGTCTCCTGCCGGATAGCGATCTGGGTCAGTCTCACCTATTCGCATGAAACTTACGTTCAGACCAACGCTCGGCTCATTAGAACTGGACAAACTGCCGAGACTCTGATCTATCGACTGATCTGCGCAGGAACCATCGACGACGCCGTCGCCGAGGCTCTCCGCGATAAATCCGACACGCAAAGCGGAATGCTACACGCCGTCCGCGCTCTCCAGCGCATGAATTAACTATCTCCAAACCAAAAAACATGAAACAAGAACTAGGAAACTTAATGGCGGAGGATCCGCATCAGGAGTCAATCAATCTCCTCACTTACAGAATTAACTCACTCACCACCGAACTAACCGCTGCTCGCGCCAAGATCGAGCGCATAGATTTGTCAGGAATCCATACCTGCCATGACAAATGCCAACGGTGGACTTGCGTATTGAGGAGGGAAAACAAGATGCTGACCGAGCAGCGGGACAGGCTGGCGGTGGCTTTGCAAAAACTAGCTGATTGTGATTGGGTTATAACACCCCATGACAGGATGGATGCTGTAAGGACTATCGCCCGCGAAGCCCTCAAATCCCTAACCCCTAAAGACCATGAGTAAATCAGAAACGCCGAGAACGGATAAGATATACATGGATTACATGCAAGACCCCTATCAAGACACAGGAGATAAGGCTGCGATCATGCATATTCAATGCGAGAAATTTGAAATCGAACTCAACTCCGCCCGTGCCGAGATAGAGGGGCTTAACTTTGCACTAAAACAAGCATCAAGCATTTACGATGCAGCCGCCGAACAGCGGGACGGCTTGCGATCATGTATTGATTACGCAAGCGACCAGCTACACAAAGTAACCGAGCAGCGCGACGAAGCCCGTAGATTAGCTGAGAAATACCGCAACCTATCATGCGACAGCCAAGATGAAGCAGATGAAACGCTATTGCCTTGGGAAATAACCAACCCGAACGAACTATGACAATAATCACAACAAAACAAAATATCATTTTTGGAGTTAAAACCTTACTTCCCTTGTCTGGATTTCCCGAAGGAAAAGTTAAAATAAAGATGACAAATAATGATTTTGCTTGGGCTTACGTTAAAACCACAACAGGGATTTTTAAATATGCGATTGAGGAGAAAAACGGGTGTTGGATGCCTAGTTTTTCACCAGCTTGCAATTTCAGGACAACCAACCAGAACGAACTATGAACGACAGACCAAAACTTGTCATCTTAGATGGGCAGATCTTTGTTGAGAAAACTCCAAACTTGTTTGAATCACCAAAGGATTATCTGACCAACTGGCAATCCGAAAACAAACACCCAAACGGAACGCAAGTGCGCGTTCTTACAGAAGATCTTTTCCAAAATTTGATCTCACTAGCAACAATGCCAACCGCCATGATAATATGAACACAGACACGCCGAGAACAGATAAAGCAGAATACACAGTGAGGCTAGGAGTGCATAAGCGCAAAGTCGTCAGACCTGAGCTATGCAGAGAGCTTGAACGCGAGCTAGCCGCCGCACGGGAGGAAATCGAAATGCTTGGCATTCGATACGCTGCCGCCGAGATGCACCATGCCAACAATATGCAGGAAGTCACCGAGCAGCGTGATGGATTAAAGCAAGCGGTCGATTGTGCAAGCGATTTATTGGCATCCGTCACCGAGCAGCGCGACAGGCTGGCGGCAAACAACAACAGAGTTATTGAATTATTAAAAGACGGATTGCAAACAGATGGATCACATCACAAGCAATGGTATCTCAACGAAGTATTAAAACTAATAAACGCTGACATAGCTAAAGATGTTGAAATGCACTGGACGCATGATAAAGGAATCGCTCCGTAACAACCAACCCGAACGAACTATGAAAACAGACACACCGAGAACAAATAGATTTTACGCCTCATTTGCCGATGGCGAATGTATCCCAAATCAAGACGAATGGCTTGCCCTATGCGAAAGTCTTGAAAGCGAACTAACCGCCGCCCGTGCCGAGATTTGCCACATGGTGAGCGAAAACGGCAATATGTATCTTGAAATATTCATCGCAAGAAATCAGCGCGACAGGCTGGCGGAGGCTTTGGAAAAAGCGAAGCCGATTGTATCTAGATACCCGTCAGGCTGGGATTTCAGCCATGATGAATTAGATGCCGCTGATAAAGAGATTGACGAAGCACTCCAATCCCTAACCACGAACGAACTATGAACACAGACACACCGAGAACAGATAAATTTACTTCTACATGGGATTTTCATGATGAACCATTTGAAGCAGCAGAACACGCCCGAACACTTGAACGCGAACTAACCGCAGCAAGGGAGGAACTATCTGAATGGAGTATCTTAAACGGCTGGGGCGGTACTCCAGAAATTATCAACGATTTTATCAAAGGGCAGCAAACGAGAATCCATTACGCTCAAAACCTAGATGAAGAACTAACTGCAGTCACCGAGCAGCGGGACAGGCTGGCGGAGGCGATGAGGCAGATGAGGTCGAGCGGCGACATTGTAATTTGTAGTCAATCGGCAACAAATTTAACCACGAACGAACTATGAACACAGACCTAGTCAACCATCCGCCGCACTACAAGAGCCACCCTAGCGGCGTCGAGTGTATCACAATCACCGAGCATTTCAACTTCTGCCGTGGCAACGCCATCAAATACATCTGGCGCGCCGGCGAGAAGGACTGCGAGATCAAAGATCTCAAAAAGGCCGCTTGGTATATCCAACGCGAGATCGAACGGATGGAGGAATCCATCAAGAAAACTCATCCACAACTCATCCACAACGGCGTCGGGATCGCTGATATGTATCAGCCAGGCGAGCTTGAGAAAGAACTCAGGACAAAGAAAAACCTTGCATGATTAAAAAAGCCACGTATTCTTATTTCGTCGCGCTTGCGGCCATTGGATCTGACCCGATGCAAATCACGATAACAAAATGCGCCCCGTTGCGCGAGAGTGTCCCGGCAATGCTGGGAGTCAGACGCTCTTGCCTCGGGGCGCGCCTGTTTAAATTATGAATGATTTATCATATTGGAGAAATATACAGACGCAATGCAAAAGATGTGCGTCAAATTACGGTGGTAACAAGACCGTTATTTTAGTTTGGGGCGCACGCAGAATAAGGAGCGGCGCATTACAATATGGCAAAGTATGTCCTGATTGCCATTGGATAGATTCAATCAAAAAAGATCATTTTGCTAAAATTGTAGGAGATTCTGATTTTCCTTGTTTTGAAGACGAACAAGAGACATGCGTAAAATGTTTGCAAAAAGGGGCGGAACTTCATCATTGGGCGCCACGTCATTTATTCCCAACAGATGCTGACAACTGGCCTACATCATATCTTTGTAAAAAATGCCACACAGAATGGCATCGTAAAGTTACTCCACTAATGCACCTTCCATATTAAATGAAAACAATCATGCAACATCCCGAAATCGACTTTTACTCATCCGCCACAGCGTCTACCGCGATGGATACAACCACGCTCA